GTTGCTGTCAACCAACGGCGGCGCATCATCAGGTACTTGAAAGCGTCGGAAAAATTGGTCGATAACCTCGGCAATTTCTTCGCCTCCAGCTTTTCTGATTTCTTCACCTTTGCCACTACCTTGACAGTCCCGCGGTAACGGATCTCCTGACGTGCGCCCTCGATACTGCTGATCATTTCGGGACAGTTGAGCGCATCGACGCGAAGGAGCGGGAGCGCCGGGTTCTTCTCGCCCATAAATTCCAACATGAAATTATATTCGGAGTCCTGGTGGATGATACCCTGTTTTCTCGACATAAGTATTACCGTCCAGCCGGTACGATTACCGGCGGCATCGCGCTCGATAAAGTCTTTGATCTGTCCGGCCTTGTCCTCGCCGGTACGCTGGCCGTTGTTGCCTGCACGGTCATAGAAGAGGTAAAGCGTTTTATTTTCATGAGCACTAAAAAACGTAATAAATTGGTCTGCCAGCTCACGCAGCGACTCCGGCGGGATGACATACAGATTTTTATGAATGCGGTAATATTTACCGTCAGGCTGCGCAATAACAAACGAATTCATATTACCGAAGTCCAGGCCGCCATCGAGCGGGCGGGTAGGGTCCAGGCGGCGGATCTCGCCTGAGTGGAAGGCGGCCTCGCCTGTAATAGTGCCGTCGGTGTACTTGTGGATCTCGTCGAACAATACATAAAAGCGGGCAGACTTTTTCACGCCCGGACGCATACCCAGCACGGATTTAAGGAACTCGTGGAGCTCCAGACCGCCGGACAACAGGCGGCGGGCATAATCGAGCGTTAAGATATCGACATTTGCAAAGCTCGAAAGGTTTGCAAAGAACGTCTGACCCTTCCTTAGCTTATGCAACGCGCTTTCATACCGGGCTACCTTCTTCTCCAGGCGCGAGATCTTGGCCGTGTCCGGATGCTGCGCACTGTTGGCCCGTAGTAATTTGATCATGTAATTATTCAGGATCGCGGCGGTCTGAACTATTTTAATAATCCGCTCCGGGTCCATTTCAGCCGCATATCTGAAGAACCAGTCATATTCGCCTTCGGTAACGTCCGGCATGTCTGTGGTAATGGTAACACCGCCATATAAATGGCAGCGCCCGTAGGTGATGGCGTCGCCGCGGAGTATCGGCATGACACGTGCCGCGCGCGCATCAGCCGCATACTTTGCTTCATCAAAAAAAAGATGGGCCACACTTTTACCCGCCAATAGCGACGGCGAGTCCAGAGAGCCAAGAAACAACACGGACCCGTTATAAAAACTATACACATTTTTATAGTCCAGCACGATAACGGAGCATTTCTGCCGCCACGACTCCGGCGGCCTGGTGCCTTTGACGTAATGCACACCCTCGATCAGCCCGCGGATTCTCCAGCCGTTCTGCACCGCCGGCATGATGTTATTAACAAGGTTGGTGTAGGTGTCGGCCACAATGGCCAACGGAGCGCCCGGCATGAGCTCCACGCATCGGAATGACCGGCGGGCTATGATAATTGTACTCTTGGCCGTGCCTCGTCCGGCTACGGCTACAAAATTCGTAGTATCTACCCAATCGGTCAGCAATTGAACGTCTGAACCATATTTAACTTCAACATTCTCAATCTGTTTCGTCGACAAATTCTTTGACATCCTCGATCATGCGTTTTAATAGATTTTTTTTCAAAACGCCGGCATCTTCTTTCACGCGGCGGCGTGTGATCTCCGGGATCTCCGGGATCTCGTCGATAAACGCTTCTACCTCCTGGCGGTCGGCAGCCGGTGCTCCCAGCGCCGTAGCATCGGCGGTGTAAATAACGGCCGTTTTCGGCTGGAGCAATTCTTCCGGAATCTCCGGCGCGGCATCGTCGAAGCATCCGCGGAGCTTCGCGGCATCCTTCATCAGCGCGCGGCCCTCCTTGAAATGGCCATTGACAAAGGCCATATCGGCCATTTTTTCGAGCTTTTCGGCATATAGGTTAGCCCATGCGCGCGAAGTCACCGCACTCTCGGCATAGAAGAAATTTATAGCGTCGTCATAGATCCGGCGCGCCATCCAGTCAGACAGACCGTAATTATTTTTTAGTAATTTGATAATTCCGGCTTTGGTGACAACTTTTCGGCCGCCAGGTAATAACATGCGCGCACGAAGCCCGCGAACCATTTCCATGAATTGGTAATATTCGCGTTCTTCAGGCGTCAGGGAGTCTGTGCTTCCGGTTGATAAAATGCGGTTTATCGTAGTCAGGTCGATAGCCTCGAAATCAATACGTGATGGTTTAGCCGGTAAATTCATCGTCATCCATGTAACGGAGTTGTTCTATAAACATGTTTTCTCTCTGAAGCTTCCGGAGTGTTTTAATAGCGTCGATATTCCCGGTGGATGCGGCCTCCTGTAGCTTCTTTAGTGGCTTAGCTAATCCGTCGGCTCGCCCCTCGGCTATCAATCGAGCCACGGGCGTTCCCGGTATCTCGGCCAGATTTATAAACACAGTGGCCACATCCGGTTTAAGCTCGATGGCCGCGGCGATCTGCGCCGGGCTTAACCCGACGGCGGCCAGCTTCAAAATATCTTCTTTCAGGCTGTCCGGAAATAGCGCCGCGGTATCGACGGCCGTTATATTATTCGGATCGATATTCATCTTCCAGGCGCTTGCAAGCTGTTAAAAAATATCCCTCGTCCTGTTCCATGAGGATGAAACGGCGGCCGGTTCGGACGGCGGCCACTGCTGTTGTGCCGGAACCGCCGAAAGTATCGAGCACAACACCTTCAGGGGGGCATGAATCGTTAATAAATTTCGCTATGAGATCGACAGGCTTTTGCGTCGGGTGTACTTTTGCGCCATCGACCGACTTGGCGCCGCTGGCAAATGCCTTAACGCCGGCTATAATATTCGTCCCGCCTATGTTGGCGCCTTTACCGGCGTGGAATAACACAAGCTCGTGAATAAATGCGTAATGATTACCGGGCCCGCTTAGCTTATTCCATACCAACATATTATGGGCCTTTAATACCTCGTCAAAAATCGGATAATAAAAAGCATAACTTCGCCAATCACAAAAAAAGTAAATACAGGCTTCCGGTTTTGCGACGCGGGCAAATTCTTGGAATAAATCCCGGTAAAAAGGCCGGCAAATAGACAGATCTTTAAAATTCCCTTTTTGTCCGTTGTGCGTCATACCCAGAAAATAAGGCGGATCGGTAATTATACAGTCAACGGATGCCGCCGGAAGTTTTTTAATGATCTCCAGGCTGTCATCATTGAATATTGAGCCGGTGGGAAAATCACACCGGCGCCCCGATGATGGATTGAAGGGCGGAAAGCGATACATGAAGCGCGTCAATTTTTTCGTTAATTTTTCGTATCTGATAGCTTGCCTCTGAGCGGTCGCAAGGTTGGCAATTCGAACGCCGGAGATAGGCCGAAAAATAGGCTTTAGACTTTTCGGCCTGCTCCAGCTGCTCAATTACTTTTTTTTTCTTCGCTCGATCTCGGCCTCGATGCGCTCGCGGGTTTCGGTCCAGCGCTCCAGAGCCGCGGCCGCCTTTGCCGGATCATCACCGGCGGCCTCGGCCTCTTTTACCGCTTTACTGTGTTTCGATTGGTTGGCACGGGCGCTGCTCAACTTTTTGGCAAGATCCAGATCCGACAGAGCGGCCAGATCTTCGGTGGCCTCGGCTTCCCGGAATTTCGCAGCTTTTCCCAATATCTGGCCGGTAGTGCGGTAGTGCTCCAGCTCGTCCCAAATTTCGCGGTTAGCGAGATAGGCGGTAACGACTTTTTCGGCCTCTGTGGCCGCTTCGGCAGTGGCCTGATCTGATAATAGCTGGAGACGGGCGAACGCTGTTTTATACGCATCGTATGCCGCGAACAGATCATTAACAAGCACTTTGAGTATGTCGGGACAGTCCGGGCTATTCAGAAAAGCATATTTTTCGCGGAAGCGGATCATTTTACGGACCGGTTCCGGAGCCTCGGCATACTTCCGGCGGGCCGTTTCGAGCTCGTCGGCCAATTCCTCGACCCGCTGTTCGTTTTCTTCCATTGCCAGCACCCGGTCCTGAAATTCGGGGCTGACCAACTCGTCAACGGTAACACCGAAGCTGTCGGCCAGATCCATGAGCGCGGCGTCGTCCTGGCTTGATCCAGCGCGGGGCTCGTCCTGAATAATAACGCTTGCACGTTTACCCGCAAGCTGCGGGCGAACTTTTGACATTCTGGGAAGGCGCTTAAATTCTGCTTCTGAGAGTCCTGCAAGATTTCGCAATTCTTCGATCAGGAGAGCCCGCGAAAATTCGGTATCTTCCAGCGCGAAACGGCGTTTATACATGCGGTTATGTCCGTAGCGCTCGTAGAGCTTTACGCCTTCGGCATAATTTCGGGGACCTGAGAGATAGGCTATAATTTCTTTTTTTTCGTTGGTTGTCATGATGGTGCTATGAATTAGATATTACAAAGTTACGACCCGGTAATTACCGGATGAAGGACAACAAAACGCCCGGACGCAGTTTGTAACGTCCGGGCGTGTGGGTTGTGGTGCGGGTAGGAATTGAACCTGGGACCCTGTTAGCCGTTTTCGTAACGGCTTTGTTCAATCCATATGATTTCCCCGCCGGCTACTTCGAAAGCGCGAAGCGTGAGCTGTGAGCCTTCGGTAGCAGTAAACACCTTGCCTCCCTTCAGAAGAATGGCGTCGGGAGTGTGGGCAACGGTGGGAGCTGTGCCGGACGTGCCTAACAGGGTGATAACGGCGCCGTGGCTACCGCCCTCGATCTTGTCGATAACGGCTGTACCGTCGGAAAGCTGGTACTGGCCTTCAGCCACGAAATTGACAGTCTTGACGGACGCTTCAACAACGGCCACCGGCTCTTCTTCAGGCACTGTGCCCAAATAAATACCGATGTCGTCGCCCTTAGTGATCTGGGCAAACGTAAACTCGTTGGTATTGCCTTCGTTGTTGCCGGTGTAACTGGGCGTCATTTTGCACGGGTTACAGATGTCGCCGATTATGTCGGCGGGCTTGCCGGAGCAATAGCGCACGATGATGATAAACTTACGGTTCAGGCTGTTGGCCTTGAACTCGCGGACAGGCTGCTCGTTACCGGGGTGGTTGAACTTCACCTGGGGGATGAAGCCGATCTGATCGGTGTCACCTTCGGCCGCGCTGGTAACTTCCACGGTGCCGGGGGTCATGTAGATGGTGTAACCGTAGCGATCCGGCTTGAGAATGATGTCTTCCGGAATAACTACGCCTTTGTCATCGCGGGCGGGCATATATGCGATGTCGTCCACGTCGATGAGTGTAAGTGCGTCGCGGGTTTTAATACCGATGCCGGGATTTCCGGGCGCTCTTTTGACGGATTGTTTAATATAAGTCATGGCGGTAAATTATTACTTAAAAACTGAAATTATAGAAGTCGGGGCCCGGTATATAGCTGGTTAATTCCGGGCCCCGGCTCGTTAGGCTTTAAGCTCAACGCGGGCCACTTCATAGAACTTGCCGTCATCAGCTTTCACCAGCTGGATGAAAGCACCTGTCACCAAGGTCATGTCTTTGGTAAGCGAGAAGCTTCCGGCGTTTGCAATGGTCGATGCATTGGTTGTGCCGTTGCCGTGAATTGTGTAGACGGTTCCGGTGATTGCGTCGGCCAGGTCGGTGATCTCGGTGGCCTTGGTGTTTTCGCCGGTTACAAATACCGTAGCATCAGCCACGCTGGGCGCTGTTTCATTGGCGGGGAACATGTAGGCGCTGGCGGCTGCTGTGCGTCGGCTGATCTCGATGAACTGGCCGTCGGCGCGCTTCATCAGCGAGATAACATCACCGGTCTTGGGCTTCCATTCTGCTGAAATCAGCGAGAATTTACCGGCTTTCTTGATGATAACACCATTGTCTCCATCGGGGCCGCACTTGATGTTGACAGTAACGCCAATTTTTGCGCCTTCGATGTCGTCAATCTCTTTAACGGCTTTGTTGCAGCCGGTAACTATCGAGGTGTGGAGCACCGCCGAGGGGTTCGCGTCGGGCTGGCCTTCGATAAAGAAGTCATCGGGGCGGTCGTAGTCATTACACCAGATAAGCTGGCGCGATCCGTCCATTTCGGCGGGGTTGGTGTACTTGTAGCCGACGGCTTCGGCCCAGACAGACTCTTTCCAGTTGGCCCAGACTTTGAGGCTCCAGTCCTGCTGCTCGATACGAAAATCAAGCATTTCACCGGCTTTCTGCTCAAAGCATTTAATATTACCTTCGATGGTCCAGATGATACGGTGGTGATTATCGGCATTGGGGACGGGGACGAGTTTCACGTTGGGGTACTCCTTCACGTGCATTATATTGGCCTTATAATCCTGATTAAGGCCATATTTAGCCTCGTTATATTTATGGTACCAGGGCACCAGCGACGAGGGAATATAGCACGCGATGGTGCCGGCGTCGCGGATATGGGC